GTCCGATCCAAGAAGCAGGCTCGCGTGATGGAGCTGTTCTCGCAGCGCCTAGTGACAGGTATTGAGGCGTCCACGATCCTGCGTCGGGAAAACCTTCTGGACATCGAGACGGAGGTGTCAAAGGGGTTGCGGGACGTTGAGCCGATGATGCCCAATGCGGGCGATCCGTCTGATAAAGTAGCCGTTGCCGGAGATAAGAAACCGGAGAAGTGAAGACTACTCTCCAACCTTTGATCCACCGCGACAGCTACACCGGCTTCGTGGAAGCCGAAATTACCAGCTACCTGTCTGAGACGGTCTATAATCCGCTGATTGACCTTCTACACTCAGAAGGTCTCCGAACCAACGAGGACAAAGAGCATAGCGCGGTGTGGGACGCCATTATAGCTGGCACTCTTTGGTATGCCGCAGGCGTCTTTACGGGGATTTTTGACGCTGCAATCAGTCGAGAATTAAGAGCAATGGGTGCCAAGTTCACGGCCAATGGATTTGTTCTCCCGATAGATGAAATTCCAATCTCCCTCCGAGGAGCTTTGGCTTTATCTAATTCAAAGAGTCGGACGCTGCATCGAACAGTTCAGTCTACATTAGACGAGATGCAGGAGAACATCTTGATCGCGGCCACCGGAATGCTGTTTTCAGATGTTGTTGACAAGATTACTGAAGACTTACAGGGACAGTTAGTCCGAACCGTATCCGCCGAAGCCTCACTTCCAACACTCCCCAAGACCCCACAGGGCTTGATAGAGACGCTGAAAGAGAGTCTTACCGGCGAAATGACTCGGGCAATCAAACAGAGTGCCCTCGAACAAATCAACTACCTCCGTGCTAAAGTCTTGGACAACCTCCAGAACGGCGGACGCACCGACCGACTCGCCGAGCTTATCCGGGCGTACTTCGGCGTTGCCAAGCGGCGGGCGCGTTTCATCGCCGAATATGGGGCGGGCCAACTTGTCTCCGATTTTAGGGAGACAAGTTACGAGGCTCTCGGATCGACTGAATACGTCTGGGATACCAGCCACGACGAAAAAGTTAGGGCTGACCACCGCGCATTGGACGGGCGGGTCTTCTCGTGGAGTAATCCACCCATCGCCGACCGGGCCACGGGCTTTCGGGGGCACCCCGGCCATGCGGCGAATTGCCGGTGCACTGCCCGCCCGATAATTAACTTCTCGTGAGCGCCACCCTCGACACTCTTACCACCGACCTCCGCTTTGCTGACGGGCTCCGTTTCAACATTGCGGCAGAGTCGCGGAAATTTGACTGCAAATTTATTGAGCCGGGGATCGTGTCTTACAAAGACCAAGGCGGCGGTATTGAGCTGTTGCGCAAGGAAACGCTGGATCGCTGCATGGCTTCCGCCATTGGCAACCCGCTTATCTTAGGCCACACCTACATTCACGCGGAGAATCGCTTGGAGCTGGAAGAAGGGATCATCCACAATTTCGCCTACAACTCAGATGACGGGTGGTACTACGTCTCTGGTGAGGTCAGCACCCCTTCAGCTCAAAATCGGATGCGTCGAGGCGAACGCCCTTCTTGCGGATACCGGGTTAAAAAGCTCGGACCTGGAGGAATGTATCACGGCATCAAATACGATGCCGAAATTTTAGACATCGAATTTAACCACTTGGCTATCGTGGATAACCCACGCTACGAATTGGCTGAATTTCGTCTGAACTCAGTCAACGTTAACGTCAGCAACCCAACCAACATCATGTTCAAATTCCTGAAGAAGCTCGTCACCCGTGAAAATGGTGCTGACGGCACAGTGACGGAGTCTACTAAAATGGAGTCCCACGAGGTTTCCGGTGACACGGAAATCGAAGTCGACGGCAAGATGGTAAAACTTAACAACCTTGCCCAAACCTACATGGCCGAAACCAAAGCTGCGGTCATTCGCACTGCTTCTGGTGACGACGAAATCGAAGTTGACGGCAAGAACGTCAAACTCAACGAGCTGGTCGACTGCTACAAGAAAAACATGGGGCGCAGTAACGCCGCCCCTGTGGCTCCTGTTGTGGTTGCTCCAGTCGTCGCCGCCGCTCCTGCCGAATCCGATGAGCAAAAAGCCATTCGTGAAAACGGAGCCAAGGCTTTTGCCCAACTGCAAAACGCAGCCGTCGGTCAAACCACTTCCGAATTTGCTAGTTCTAGCGATTCTCTTTCTGAACGTTGCGCTCGTGGCACCAAACGATACTAATTCATTCCTGCAAGACTAACCCAACACTAATCCAATACTAACATGGCCTTCCTAACTCAGCCCATGAATCTGTTCACCCAGGCTCCAATCTTGGGGCTTGTGAGCATGATTCCCTCGCCGAACGTCGTCTCGGCTCAAATCCTCTCTACGTCTTCCGCCACCGCGATCCAAGTGGGTTCTGCGGTCAAGCTGGTTGACGGCGTCTCTGGCGGCATCCTCGTAGATGTCTGCACTGGCCCGACTGACGGTCCAGTTTTCGGCGTCATTCTTTACGATGCGCGCAAAAATATCTATGCCGCCAACGACATTGTGACTATCGGATGCACCGACACCTACGTGTATCTCCGTACTTCCGCAGCCGTGGCTCGCGGTGCCAAAGTCACAATGACTGCGGCTACCACCACCACTGACTCCCTCGTCACGACCGTGTCGTCTCCGTCGACCCAATACGTCACGGGTATCGCCATTGACAAGGCGGCGGCGGCTAACGAACTCATCCGAGTTATTATCGCTCCTTCCTTCAACCTCGGCGTCTAAGCCACAACCTCAAACACCTACACCATGAAAAGTGTTCTCTTCCGCAATACTGGCAAGTTCGACGCGCAGGGCAAAGAAGTCCGCGAGCCGATCTTCCTCAACAACCGTCACACCGCGAGCAAGTCGCTCTATCTGGGTGGCGAACGCAACAACGGTTTGGATACGCGCTACAACGCTGCCGCCGCCACTGCCGAAAATGCTACGGGGTATCAAATCCTCGTGGACACACTCACCTACATCAAGCAACAGCAGAGCGAGCAGACGTTCTACGAGCTTGGCTCGTTCGGTCTGACGCCTTCCAGCTTCGTGCCGGTGGCTGTCGGCGATGGCTCTTGGGCCGCAAACATCCTCACCCGCCGCACCTACTCGAACGGTGGCGACTTCGAGGCTGGTCTTGTCCGTCAAGCGGGCAATAACACGCGCCTTTCCCAGTCCGACGTATCAATGGACTCCGTGTCCGTTAACACGTTTATCTGGAACGACGGCGTGGAGTACACGCTCGCCGAAATCGAGCAGGCTCTGGTTGCTTCCAACTGGGACATCATCTCCAGCAAGCACGAAGCTCGCCTCAAAAAGTGGCAGCTCGGCGTGCAGGCGATCACGTTCCTGGGCACCAAGTCGGGCAACATGGAAGGTCTGTTTAACAACACCAAGACCAACATCAACACCTCGCTCATCACCGCGCCAATCAGCGGTCTTAGTGCTGCGAACTTTGCGACCTTCGTGCAAACCCTGATTTCGACCTACTGGACGAACTCGGGCAGCACGGTGCTCCCAACCCACTTCGTTATTCCGATGATTGATTATCTCGGTATGATGACGTTGGTCCCTGGCTCGGCTGGCACCTTCCCGGTCCCCATGCTGACCTACTTGGAGAACGCGTTCAAAGCCCTCTGCGGCCCGAACTTCAAAGTCATTCCAGTGGCCTACGGTGATGCGGCCATCAGCAACAGCCTCCGCTCGATCAACAAGAACACCTACGCTCTCTACCGGCACGATCCAAAGTCGCTCCGCATGGACATCCCGGTGGACTTCACGGTCACGCAGCCCCAGACCATCAACAACTGGCAATTTGAGGACGTAGCCTACGCGCAACTCACTGGCGTCGGTTTCTACAAGCCACTTGAGACCCTGCTGTTCCAGTACTAAAAAGCACTAACATGGCCAACGCCGACTCCCCCATTCCCGCCGTCGTACTAGCCGACGTGCGGGTCTACAACAAGAGCCCGCAACGCTCGTTCCTCCACGATAAACTCGTGCTGGCACCCAACTCATTCCTCACCGTCCCAGCGGCGGTGGCGAATCTGTGGTTGAGTGGCTACCCAGACACGGTTGTGGAAGCGGGAGTTGCACAAAAAGAGCTTGGGGGTTTGGCCTCCGAGCTGTCCGCAGCCAAAGCCCGCATTGCCGAGCTTGAAGCTGCTGCCGAGAAAAAGAAACCAAGCAAGAAGACCGACGAGGTTGTTTAATCCGGTGGCCTACCTCCTCCCATCCATCGCCGATTTCAAAGCGCAGTTCGTGCGGGATTTCCCGTTTGCGACACCTGCCTTTGTTGTCGGGGTGGTGGGGGCAACGGCCACGGCATCCGTAAGCTCCGGGGGCGTCTCTGGCATCGCAGTGACTGCCCCCGGTAGTGGTTTGAGCAATACCGCACCCCTGTCCGCCGTAATCTACGGCGGCGGGGGTGTCGGTGCTCTTGCTTCCGTGACAGTCACCGCTGGTGCGGTGACAAGCATTCCAGTTAGCTCCGCAGGGTATGGCTATACTGAAGCACCCCGCGTCTACGTTTCATTGGGTGGTGACAACACCAACACCGAACGGGTCACAGATTTTGACATCGCTCGTGCGTTTAACGCCGCCGAGTCTTTCAACATGACCCGCACTCTTTCAGGTTCGCAGGCGGCTTTTACCTACGCCTATGGACTCCTGTCGGCCCACTACCTTTGCGAGACCCTGCAAGCAGGCGGCTCCGGGTTAGGCGGAAAAGCCGATTGGCTGACAAGCTCTCGAAGCGTCGGCAACGTCAGCGAGTCCTACAACATTCCGACGCGAGTTTTGAACAGCCCGTTCTTGGCCAAGCTCTCGCGCACGACCTACGGGGCGCAGTTCCTTGAACTCGTGTCCGCATCACTCATCGGCAATTTCCAATCGTTCCACCGGCCAACTTTGCCATGACCTCGGTGAAACTTAATTTGGGTCCGTTAAAAGACCTTCAGACGGCTCTCCAAGGATTGGAGGCGGGTCGAGCGCAAGTTGGCATTTTTGCCGACAAAGCGGAGCGCAGGCCCGATTCCAGCCGAGAGCCCATAGATAATCCGAGCCTTGGAGAAGAGCACGAGTTCGGTGTCGGAAACATACCGCAGCGGTCTTTCTTGGAGATGCCTCTAAGATTATATCTAGTAGACGAAATTTATCGCTCCCGTGCGGGCTTTGGCCAGCTCTTGGCAGCGTCTTTAACGGAAGCTGATGGAGTTACTAAGTTGCTTGCGAGGTTGGGTAAGGCAGCAGAGGCCGTCGTTGATTTAGCCTTTTCTTCGGGCGGATTTGGCCACTGGCCGAAATTGCACAAAGAGACGCTTCTCGCCAAAGCTCCCGAGACGCGCATTCTCATTGAGACGACCCAACTATGGGAGTCCGTGTCTTCCCGCGTCGTATGATCGCTCAAATTGGAATTGCGTGTGCCAACCGTCTCAGCGTCTCAGACGCTGCCTTGGCTCTGCCGTCGCTCTACGCGACTGTTGTGGGTTGGTTCCGCCCTCTTGTGCTAGGCCGCGTAACCAAGACCGTAGTGGATTTTGAAGTACGTGAAGTAGTCAGGGAATTTAGGTGCATGGGTGTCATCCAACCTTTCGGCCCCGCACAGCTCAAACTCAAGCCAGAGGGGCAACGGTCATGGGAATGGAAAATGTTGCATACCACTCCTGACGTGCACTTGGAGAACGACGAGAAGTTCAAAATCCGGGGTGTACCTTTTAGGGTAATGAGCAATCAAGATTTCTCTGACTACGGCTATATGTCCTACGAGCTTGTTCAGGACTATACAAAGGCGACTCCCGATGTCTAAAGAGATCATCAAAATCATCGCGCTCATCTTGGAGCACGAACTCAACTTGAAGAACGATCAAGTGGTTCTCACGAATCAGAAATTCAACATCCCTCCAGATGATCGGCTTTATATTGCAGTCGAGTTAATGGGTTCCCGCCCTTTTGGTGTAAAGACGGCGTATGAGGCTGACCCGATCACGGGAGAATTACTTGAAGTTCAAAGTGTGAACTGCCAAGAAATGTATTCAGTTTTGGCTTACAGCAAAGGGCCGACGGCCCGCCAACGCCATTGGGAAATTGCTCCGGCGTTGGGAAGCACTTTTGCCCAACAGCAACAAGAAGAGCACTCCTTCAAAATCGGCTACTTGCCCCGGATGACGGATGTCTCTGGATTAGACGGAACGTCTAGGCTCAACCGATACAGGTTGACCTTTGTAGCTCTCGTCGCATACCGAAAGACGAAGCCGGTGGAATACTTTGACCAATTCGCCCAGCCGACAATCATCTCGAACCCATAACCGACCATGAGCTTTATCGCCGCCAGTAATTTCGTCTCTGTCAGCGTCTCTTCGCCGCCCACCGGCTTGAAGCAGTACGCCGTCAACAACCTCGCGCTTTTTACTAACGAGACTCCGGTCAATGGAGCCATCACCTTTGCCGCTCCAGGCATCTATGTCAGCCCAACCGACGTGTTGGCTGACTGGGGCGCTGGCTCGGAAGCCTACGCGCAAGCGGTCCTTGTGTTCAGCCAGTCGCCGAACATTCTCGACGGAAGCGGCACCCTCATCATCGTCCCGTTGGCTGCAAGCGGCACCAACTCGACACTTGCCGAGGCAATCCCGAACGCTCTCAAAATTAACTTTTTTGGTGGGGCTATCTGGGCGGGCCTTACTCCAAACGACGCCGCAGTCCTTGCCGCTTCGACCGCTTGCCAATCCCTCCGCGTCAAGCTGTTTGCTAGCTCTCACCTTACCGCCTCTGTCGCTGGCTATTTCACAACCATCCGAGCGGCAAGCGAGACGCACACCCGCTGCCTGCTGTACACCGAAGGAGCAACCGCATTGCTGGCCCGCAAGATGGCCGCAGCCTACGCCGGTCGCGCTCTTTCTGTAAACTTTGATGGGGTCAATACGACCGCCACCATGCACTTGAAGACGCTAGTCGGGATCGCCCCAGACACTGGCATATCCCAGACCCAGCTTACTGCGTGTGAGGCCGCTGGCGTGGACACCTATCCAAGCGTCGGCGGTGGTGCGCAGTATATCGGAAAAGTTTACAGCACTGGCGGCAACGAGTACTTCGACAACGTCTACAACCTCGACTGGCTTGTCTTCTCGCTTCAAGTCGCAGGCTTTAACGCCTTGGCAACTACGAGCACGAAGTTGCCCCAGACTGAACCCGGAATGGCTCTCTTGAAGGGTGCCTACATCAACGTTCTTCAGCAGGCGCTGGCTAATGGGTTCATCGCTCCCGGTACGTGGAACTCAGCGGAGTTGTTTGGGAAACCTGCCGACCTCCGTCGTAACATCCTCAATCAAGGCTACTACATTTACAGCCTCCCAGTGACCCAGCAGACGCAAGCAACGCGAGAAGCTCGCGAAGCCCCGTTGGTTCGCAT